AGACCTGACTGCCCTTGGTCAAATACTCTCCTGCAATTTCTGCTAGTTTGCCAAAGAACACGACACTGACCCATTCGGTGACCTCTTTGGTTTCCCCGCTTTTGTCTTTGTACCGCTCAGTGATAGCAATGCTGATGTTGCAGACACCGTTGCCGTTGGTCATGAAGCGCAACTCAGGGTCTTTGCCAAGGTTGCCAATGCCGATGAATTTGTTGACCGCCATGGTTATTCTCCTTCCTTGAACATCTGCTCACCCACTTCCAGCCCTTTGTCGTTCAGGGAAAAGAGCCAGTCCCCCTCTTCACCCCTGCTGACCTTTACCAGCCCGAGCGCAACAGTGCCCAGCATTCCGTTGACGTACTTCATGCACTCCCCGCAATGCTCAATCCACTTTGGTGCCATTTCCCAAAGCCGCTCACCTGACTTGTCGTGAATGGCTCGGATGAGGTGTTCGGCTTGGTCTTCTGTCCAGCCACAGTCCACCAGATACTCAATGCTTGCTTCGATTGGATTTTCTTCCATGATTACTCTCCAAGTTTGATGATTAACGATTCGACTTCTTCCAGAAATTTCAGCGTCTCCGCTTCCATATCTTTGATGATTTTCTCATCCCTGCCTGTGCGGACAATGAAAAGTTGGTTCCGCTTAGGCAAGCGAGGGTCAAAGGAAATGAAGTCACACCACTCCCTGCCAGTGACCCATAACTGGCACTGGATTTGTTTGACATAGTCAGTAGGCACTTTCCCGTCAAACACATAGTTCAGGTGGGTAGTGGTAGCAGGACACTTGACTTCCACCAACCCGTTGTCACCGACAAGGCGGTCAGGAGACACCCCGACCCACTTGATGGTGGGATGCAACCAAAATCCTGTCTTGTCCAAGAAAGTTTCACGGGCTACCTCGTATGCCATACAAGCGAACTGCTCCTGCTCAATACCCCACTCCATGTATGAGTTGGAGTAAGAGTCTTGAGAGGCGGCAGTCATGCGCTCGGCAACCAGTTTGACTTTGTACTTGTAGCGGGTCTGACTTTCTTTGCCCTCTTTGCCCTTGCTCATGACTTCAGCCATGTTGCTGGCAGTCACATGACCGAGGCGAATTTGTTTCCACAGGTCAGAGCCTTGTTCGACACTCTTGGTGTCTATGGTGGTCAGGTCAAGAAGCATTGGCGGCTCCCATTAACTCAGCCTTGCGGCTGTCTTTGGCTGACTCCAGCACCTTGAGCGCATCAGAGTTGTTGCCCGCCGCTTTGACTGCGCCAATGTAGTGCCGCTTGAGTGTGTCCATGTCTGCCGCTTGCTGAATGGGGACAAGCAGGGCATCTAAGTCAATAGGCTCTGGTTCTGCATCAGAGGGCAGGTCTTCTCCGGCATAGACATATAGACCAATTCCAAAGCAAGCAATGGCTTTGGTAAGACACCGCATCATGGCATCAGAGATTTTTCTAGCGTCAGGGTTCTTGACGGCGTTGTTTCGGTTGTCCATCACGGGCAAGTGCATCTGAATAGTTTTGCCAAAAGCATGAAGTTTGCACCGCACCATGACCGTTTCGCCAAAGTGAAGTGGCTCATCAAATTCCCACCATGAAGTGGAATCTTCTTGTAGCAGGTAATCAACTGCCCACGCCCACGACAGGTAGTTTAGACCACCTTTTTTCTCAATATGCTCGTTGACGTTTAACTTACGGAGTTCAGAGTATGGTTTCATGTTTGCGTCCTTTGTGAATGATTAAAAGTCACCGCCATCGCGGTCATCGCCTCTCAGCCCATCGTCGTACCTTTTGACGGCTTCTTTCTCAGCCATGTCGTAGCAATACTGATAGACTGCGTCATAAATTGCCGACCCCAACTCAGCGAAATGAGGTTTGGGAGACTTCAAAGCCGCTTCAATTTTTTCGACAGCAGAGTAAAGCACTGCATCGTCAATTGCTTGCAAAAAAGTCTCAGAATTGGTCGGGTCAAACCCCGGCTCTTTTAATACATCTTCGACAATGGCATCTATCGCATCGTCCCGGTCTGCTTTGTCTTGGTATGGCTGTTCCAGCCAACGGTCGTAGTCCGTCATGTTTTCTCCTTTTCATGCCCTGCTACCATAGCAGGTCAAAGTATTATAGGATAGACTATTACAGATGCCAACCCTAGAGTTAACCCTCCCGTATCCACCATCAGTTAATACCTACTGGGGCTTCCACGGGCACAGGCGATTCTTGACCCCTAAAGCCGTGGATTTTAAAAAAGCGGTAGCTCATTGGGTGAGCTTGTCAGCAAAAAAGTTTGGCAATGCCCGGCTAGAAGTGACCATTATTTCGCACGCCCCTGACCGCAGGGCGCGGGACATTGACAACATCGTCAAGCCCACACTAGATGCTCTCGTTCAAGCAGGGCTTTTTGACGATGACTCTCAAGTAGACCTACTGACCGTCAAGCGAGGCAATGTGGTTAAAGGTGGGAAAACAATAGTTTTGGTCGGGGTTGTGGAAGTGTAATAGTCTATCTTACAATGGGGGAGCATAACCACGAAAAGGAATTTTGATGCACTATTTCCAGTTTGAAATTAAGGAGTGGGTAGCCAATACTGCCCACTTGAGTCTAGAGGAAGAAGCCGCTTATTTGCGGCTCATCTTCTTCTACTATGACTCAGAACGCCCCATCCCACACGACGACCTGAGCATGGTGTTTCGCAAGTGCCGTGTGCCTGAAGAATTGGGCAAGGGCATCATGCTTGAGTTCTTCACCATGGACGGGAATCTTGGGGCATGGACACACAAGAGGTGTGACTCTGAGATTGCCAGATACCGTGCCAAGCATGAGCAAGCGACACGGGCAGGGAAAGCGTCTGCTGAAGCACGGTTCAACGCCCGCTCAACTGACGCTCAACCAATCATAAATCATAAATCATTAACCAAGAATCAAGAATCAAAGAATAAAAAGCCCTCCGGGCTTGGCACCCCTGACGGGGTTTCTGATTCTGTCTGGCAGGACTTCTTAGCCGTAAGGCAAACCAAGAAAGCCAAGATGACGGAGACCGCTCTTAAGGGGTTAGTCAGGGAGGCAAACAAAGCGGGTATTCCTTTGGAAGACGCAATTCGAATCTGCTGTGAACGTGGGTGGGTTGGATTTAAAGCGGACTGGATTGCCGAACACCTAAAGAACAAACCTACGGCATACCAAGACAGGAACGTCGCCGCCGCTCGAGCAATTTTTGGAGACGAAAGGGGACTAAGTCATGGACGAACAATCGACCTCGACATCAAAAAGATTACCTGACCACTGGGTTCAAAAGATTTTCGTCACTATGCAAGGTCACTACGGCACCCGGTTTTTAAATATGTGGAAGACAGGACAAGTTTTGCCTGACGGTAACGATGCCGGGGTGGTCAATGCCATGAACCACTGGGCTGAGAAATTGGGAGGATATGTTAACCGACCCGATGTGATTAAGAAGGTGCTGGAAAACCTTCCGGTGGAACCGCCTTCTTTGCCTCAGTTTCTTGAACTTATGCGTCAGGCATGGACAGCACCGAGCGCCCCTCTGTTAGAAAAAAAATGGACTGCAGAGGAACTTGAGAAAAACAAAAAAAGAGCGGCAGAGGCAATGGCAAAAATTCGGCAACTATTTAATGTGAAGGACTAATTATGTTAACTTTAAAAACCCCACGTCTTGCATATTGTGACTATATCGCATGGCTAATCAGCACTGAATTAAAGTCTCTGGACACTGGCGGGCAAAAACTTTTGGCGTCAGTTGGCAGGGTGCAGTTTGACCTAGGGCATCACGATGAATTTTTGTCCACCACCAAAACCATAGACATTGAAGACCGCTTTGGCAAGCAATACCGAATCACCGTGCAGGAACTCTAATCATGGCAGACACGACACAAGAAGACATTAGCCCGTTTAAAGCACTGGACTACATCCGAGACAATGCAAAGGCATACGCCCAAGCGAAAGCGAATGTGGTCTACATGACGGAATACCGCAAGACCATCAAAGCCACACTTATGGCATCTTGCTCGGAAAAAACAGAGTCAGCAAAAGAGACCTTCGCCTACTCTCACCCCGACTACAAGAAGCATTTACTTGCCCTCCAGCAAGCCGTTGCAGAGGCTGAGTTTCTGCGCTGGCGCATGGTGGCGGCAGAAGCCAAGATTGAAGTGTGGAGGTCACTTGAATCGTCAGCAAGAGCGGAGGGGAGGTCAACAGTATGATGCGCAACCCCGATGCAAGACACCTTGATTTTAGTGACTTAACGGGGTTGATTCCAGAGCATCCAAAGTTCCTTCCCTCTAACCTCGACATGGTTTATGAGCGGCGGGGACACTTCCTGATTTGCGAATGGAAAAGACCAAACGAACAATTCGGAGGTGGGCAATGGATACTGCTTCAAGCCCTTGCCAAAACCCCGAAATTTTCAGTGCTGATAGTTACTGGAAACACTGACGCTGGTATGAGCATCCAAGCGATAGAGCAACTCAAGCCTGACGGCTCACTTGAGCGCAAAGGTGATACCATGGTCCACTTTGAGACAATGATTCTCAAATGGTTCCGGTATGCAGACAAGAAAACAATATGACGAAATCGCTGACCTTGGGTGCATCTTGTGCCGACACCTTGGGTATAAAGGCACGCCAGCAGAACTACACCACATTCGACGCATGGGTGGGAAGCGGGACAATGCCCCAGTCATCCCGTTATGCCCAGAACACCACAGAGGCAATACGGGTGTCCACGGTATGGGCAGAAAAAGTTTTGCCCGTCACTATGGACTATCTGAAGAAGACCTCTTAGAACAGGTCACTCACCTACTATCTCAAAGTGTGGACCATCGATAAATGGGCGTTGGTTTTGTTTGCGCCGTGTGTCGATGTAGTATTGCATGGCGGCTTCCATTGTGCCGTTCCATTGAGTAATGTCAGGTATATTCCATGCGGCTCCCCAACGTAACGGCAACTTGATTTCTCTTGCGGCAGTTGCCATTCCTAGAGCAATGTCGTCGTAAAGATTTAATTCCCAAGATATACGGTTACCAAGGTAAGCAACTAAATCAACCGCTTTGCCTTCTACATGGGTGCCACCTTCACGAATTTGGCTTGCACCTTTTTCGTATAACTCAATTTGACGTTCCCGAGTTCTCAAACCCTCAGTGACTGCAAAATCTACCGTAGTGTATTCAATTGCTTTCTTGACACATTCTACGAGTCGGTCATCAACACCAACTAATCGGTCAAGACTTTTCTGAGACAGTTTGAACGCCATCTTTAGACTCCCGTTGATTTTTTAGGGAAAGGATTTTTTCTAATGTCCTTCCACCAAAATAGAACGACATGATAAGCATCCCCCACTGCCCAAGCAATTCAACGTATTTCTCATTTACGTCAAAGTTAACAGCGGAGCCAATGCTAAAAAGTGAATACGCCGCCAAGATAAACACTAAAGTTAAAGGTCGAATGTTCTTGGATAGCCAAGAGTCGCTACCCATGTCTGCTTGGTGGCGGCTGGTCAGGTTGGTCTGCTCTGCTTCGAACAGCTTGGACTCGTTAGCAATCTTAGCCAACTCACCCTCTTGCGCTAGGCGAGCCAACTCCAGTTGCGCTTGGGCTTTTGCCTGCGGGTCAGGTATTAGTTTGTCAATCAGTTTGCCGCCGACATTAAGTAGTGCATCAAGCATTGCGAGCCTCCACCATTGCGATTAGTAAATAAATCAATTCAGTCAATCCCCACAATAAACCCA